GAAGGTCCGCACCACGAAGAGCTTTCTCGCTCGCTTCGAGACGGCTGTCCAGGGCCGGGCCCGCGACGCCGTTCGCCGCGAGTGCCAGCAGGCGCAGTTCTCCGCGTTCAAACAAGCCGGCTATGCCCTGGGCCTCTTCGTGTGGGTGGCCGTGAACGGACCCGACGCCTGCCCCCAGTGCATCGATCTGCACGGCAAGGTCCAGACGGCCGATCAGTGGCGCGGCCACATGCCGGGCGACGGGCAGACGTATTGCGGGGCCGCGTGTGAGTGCCAGCTTGTTCCCAAGGAGTTCACGGACGGGACGCCGGTCCCCGGGCCCGTCACTGTCCAATGATTCTCGACCACAGCGGGGTAGAGCAGTTGGTAGCTCGTCAGGCTCATAACCTGGAGGTCGCCGGTTCGATCCCGGCCCCCGCGAGTTCCGCCGGCCAGTAGGAAGGCGGTCAATCAGACACCGCGGCAGTCGCCGCAAGACGGGCGCAGTCGCGCCAAGGAGCTTCGTCCCATGTCCGATCCCACAGTCGCAGAGCTTCAGAAGCAGATTGACGAATTGAAGGCGCAGAACGCGGAGATCATCGCCGAGAGCAAGAAGTACCGTATCCGCGCCCAGACCTCCGAGGAGCAGGTCAAGACCGAGGCGCAGAAAGCCGCGGATGCGCAAGCCAAGCTCGACGAGGCCGAGGCGCAGCGCAAGAAGCTCGAGCTCGAAGGCAAGGGCAAGTACGACGAGGCGCTCAAGCAGCAGCAGGAAGATCATCGCAAGGCCCTCGAGGCCGCAACGGCCCGCGCGACCGCTGCGGAGACCGCGCTGCAAGGCGCGGTGGGGCAGACCGCTCTGCTCACCGCTTTGGGCAAGGCGGGTCTCAAGCCCGAGTTGATCGGGCAGGCGTCCCGGCTCGTGGCCGGGCAGGTGAAGGTGCAGCTCACCGACGGTCAGGCCGTTGTGCAGGTCCTCGACGATGCGGGCAAGCCGATGCTCAAGACAGACGGCACACCCGCGGGCCTCGAAGACCTCGCCGCCAGCTTCGCGCAGGCCAACCCGCACTTCCTGCCGCCCTCGGGCGACACAGGGACGGGCGCCCACCGCGGAGCGGGCGGCAAGACGACGGCGACGCTGGCCGAACTCGACGCCAGTCCGGCGCTCAAGACGCAGTTCATCAAAGACCACGGCGAGCCGGCCTACTTTGAGCTGGTCAAGGCCAATCTCGCCAACAAGCGAAAGGGATAGTGCCCCATGCCTCGTTCCACCAACATGATTGTGCCCGAGATCCTCACCCGTGAGGGTCTGCGGGCGTCGGCCGAAATGCTGCAGGTCTTCAACGCCGGCAGCGGCGGCACGATCGAGCTGGTCAATCAGCCGGCCCTCCAGGCGATCCAGGGCGGCGACTACACGGAGTCGGTTCGGTTCAAGAGGCCATCGGGCCTCGTGGTCCACACGGTCACCGCTACGCCGGGCGGCGCTTTGTCGGCCGTGGCCATCACGCAGGGCAAGGGCGCCGGCGTCCGCTGGAAGGGCACGATCTTCGCGTCCTTCACGGACGACGAGGTTTCCAGCGGCGCGCTGAACCAGGAGCAGTACAACGCGGCCCTCGCGCAGCTCTTCGAGGAGGAGCGGCTCCTGAAGATCCGCGACCTGGCCCTCTCCTGCGGCGTGGCCGCGATCCAGTCGGCCGACACGACCGACGGTAGCACGGCCTCGGCCGACATCCACATCTTGAGCAACACGCGGGGCAAGGCGGCGGGCGCGACCAAGACCATCACCGTCCCGCTGCTGAACACCCTGCTCAACAAGATGGGCGACGCCCGCAGCCGCATCAAGACGTTCGCCATGCACTCGGCGATCTGGGGCGACTACGCCGCCTATCTGCTCGGTTCCAGCGGCCTGCCCGCGCTGGAGTCGGTCGCCGGGGCCATGATGGCCCGCGACGTCGCGGCCATGATGGGCCGCAACGCTCTTGTGATGGATTCGCCCTCCCTGTACACGGCGAAGACCAGCACGTACTACACCGACTTCTACGTCCTGGGCCTGGGCGCCAGCGCCCTCCGCGCCGTCATCACCGAGATGAAGCCCGTCGAGGTCATGCGCCTCCTCAACACGAACGTCGTTACCACGCAGATCCGCCAGGACTTCACCGTGGAGTTCTTCGTCCGCGGGATGAAGTGGCTGGTCTCCGGCGCGATCCCCAACCCCACCGACGCGCAGCTCGCGACGGCCGCTTCCTGGGATGAGGATTACGAGAACCACAAGGACTGCCCGATCGTCATGATGACGACCAACGCCGCGCAGCCCGACGCCTACAAGACGGCTTGAGCATGAATCGAACCCCACCCACCGGAACGCGGGCGATCGTCCTGGGCAACGGACCCTCGTTGGACCGGATGCCGCCCGCGTTCTGGCAGTGGGTCGAGCAAACACCACAGACAATCATCGTCGGCACGAACCGGGCGCCGGTCCTCTCCGTCCTTCAGGGCCGGCGCCTGGACGTGCTGGTGATTCGGGACACGTATCGCCAGCTTTGGCTGGAATCGCACATCGGTTGGAAGTTTCACGAGGAGTTCTGGAAGCCGTCGGTCGCCTACAGGGTCGGACCCGCCCACGCCCGCTACGCGCACTGCGATGAGTTCGTTCGGATGGTGCCCGGCTGGCAGCTCGTGGACGTCCGCGATGGCAACAACGAGCGGGCGGTCATTCAGAATGACACGGTCGTCTTGATGGCCGCGAACTTCGCCTGGCTCTGCGGCTGCCGCGAGATCGTCCTTGCGGGAGTCGATTACACCGGCGGCGACTGCGCCACCATGATCAGGGGGTACGAGCGGAGCACCGGCCTGGAGGGTCGGTACGAGAAGCCCGTGCCGGCACCCATCGAACGCCAGTTCGCCGAGGCCTTCGCCTCCGTCCAGGGGGCAGGGGGCCGGATGGTCAACGTCTCTCCCGGGTCGCGTCTACAGGCCGTGCCGTTGGTCGATTGGCAGGCCATCGAAAGGTTTTCTGGAGAAAAGCATGAAAGTCGGGATCCTCTGCACCAACGCGCAGTGGGCTGATCGCACCAAGCCCTTCTGGGCCATCTACAGCGCCCTGGTCAGTCTCGGCCACACCGTTCAGATAGCCGTGCCGTCGGAGCTCGCGCCCTTCTCCGTCGAGCCCGAGGCGGTGATCATCTGGAACGGCCGCAAGGGCATGCGCGGGCGGATCACCGACCTATTCCGCGAGAAGGGCATCCCGACGATCATCGTCGAGCGCGGCTTCTTCGACCGCGCCCACCACGCCCAGATCGACGCGGTTGGGTTCAACCACACCGCTTCCTGGGTGCCTCGCCTGCATGAGCTCGCCCCCGAGATCGGTTTCCGCCTCGACGCGATGGGCATCAAGCCACAGCCCTTTGTGCAGCGCAAGGGGTACGCGTTGGTCCTCGGCCAGACGCCGGGAGACGCGCAACTCGACAGCCTGCCCGTCCATCCCGACGAGCTCCTCGACCTGGTGCAGGCAGCCGCGGGCGACGTGGAGGTCCGCTATCGTCCGCACCCCAACGTCGTGCGAGAACAGAGGCCGCTGGCCGATGACCTGGCGGGCGCCGCGTTCTGTCTCACCATCAACTCCAACGCCGGCAACGATGCCCTTGCTGTGGGCGTCCCCGTCCTAGCCTTCGGCCCCGCGCTCTACACGATCGCGGGCGTGGCGAAGCGGACGACGCCCGAGGCGCTCGTCGAGGACATGGCGGCGATGCGCCGCGGGTGGAAGCCCGAGGACAACGCCGTCGCGTCCTACCTCTGCTGGCTGGCCTGCCGGCAGTACACCAACGAGGAGTTCGCCGAGGGCAAGGTCCTCTTCGCGGTCCTCTCCGGCCTGGACCCCTGGCCGAAGGCGATGCCGGTCGAGGCGCCGGGATCCGCAACGCCACAACCGGCCGAAGGCGAAGGCGAACCCGCCGTCGCGGAGCCTGAACCCGTTCCCGCTGGACCCCTGGCCGAAGGCGATGCCGACGTGGCCGGCGAGGGGCCGGAGGTCGCCGGCCTCAACGATGATGTTCCCCCCGCGCGCCGTCGCCCGGCGAAGAGGCGAGGCTGATCATGGCGCGAGACGTACAAGTCACCATCCACCTGACGGACGCGGAATGTACCGCGTTCGACGGGCTGTCGCCTGAAGACCAGCGGGCGTTCCTCGTCGCCAGGCTGACGGCGAGGTTCGCTTCGGACATCGCGGCGACCCTGGCCAACCA